ATTGTCGTGGCCGTCCCTGCTGTTTTGATGGAGGTCGGACACCACAACGAGCACTCGGTCCCATACGGGAGCCCCGAGGCGCGCCCTCGCTATGACCCTCGTAGTGATCTTCATGGCGCCGCCCTGACCAGTTTTATCACCCAGATTATGACTTCAAGCACGGCGACGATCCCCACGCTCGTGCCGCCGACCTTGAGATAGCCGATCGCCTTGAGCCGGCCGAGGTCCTCGCGGACGTTGCCGTTCTTTCTCGCCACGCAGGCCCGGTCCTCGCGCATGAGGTAGAAAATCTTGCCCACCTGTTTCTTAACGTCGCCAAGCCCGCCCTCCATGGCCTCCACCGTCGCCCGGGTCGAAGCGACGTTTTCCGCCATCTTCATATGCTCGCTGCAAAACTCACGCTGCGGCATGACGTTGTCCTTTCAGCTCGTACTCCTCGAGCACGGCCGCGAGAGTCATGTGCTCGCAGCCCCTGCGGAGGATCCCGCCCTCGGTAGCGTTGATAAACCGGGGCCGGCGCCTCACATGGATGCGAGACAGCGCCGTCTGGAGCTCCATCTGGCCCTGCACGTGCACGGCGGCCTGGTAGAAGTCCGTCGTCGTCCAGGTGGGCCGGCCGGCGATGTCCTGCTCGATGAGAAAACGCGACTGCGGCAGAGGGGCTCCCGCCTCGCTGGCGAAGCGCGCCATGGACGGGTGCAGGCGGAAAAAGCAGCTCGCCTCGTCCTCCTCGCTGAAGTCTATCGGCTCGCCCGGGTGCATCTCGGGCTCTTCGCCGAGGGCCAGGTCCTGCCCCACCAGGACTATCGGCCGGCACCCCCACAGAAAGGCCGCGTGCAAGAGGCGCGTGAGGCTCAGGTGCCACTCCACCGTCGGCGTCACCCACGGGAGCGCGCGCTTGATTTCTGCCACGAGGCGGTCGCCCCGGTAGGAAGCCCTCAGCCACATCCTCGCGCGCCAGGGCGCGTCGGCGACGTGCCATGCCACGCGGCAGTCCAGAAGCGCCGTCATGGACCTGGTATCGAGCCCTTCGACGAAGCTGCGCCCGGAGCGGTCCCGGCCGAGGTGGTCGACGCAGGCGTAGTACGCGCCGTCGGTGCGGGCCCCCTGGGGGACGCGGTTGGTGTAGATCACGACGGCCCTCGACGTGTCGACGGTCTCCAGCAGCGCGGCGTTTTTCGCCAGGCTCGGGCCGTTCCCCACGATAAGGCACGGACGGCCGGAGAAAGCGTCGGTCACGACGGTAGCGGGCCCCTGGGAGGCGCGCCGGCGGTCCAGGCGCGCGAGCGTCTTGTTTCTGGTCCAGTTGTGCCGGGTCCTGATGTACCGCCGCGCAAAATTCCTCCAGTCGTCTCTCGTCATAAGCTCCGCCCGGGCCTCGGGGTCCCGCTTATAGACCGCGGCGTCCATGAGGTCCTGCATCGGGTCGCCGCCCTGGAGCCAGCCCCCCATCTCGCGCTCGGTGGCCGCGAGGTCGGAAATGACAATGCCGAGCCGCCCGTCGGGGTCTCTGGTGAGCGCGACGTGGTCTACGCCGCCCGAGTGGAATATCTGCCCGGGTTTTACCTGGTCGACCGGCACAAAAGTCAGCGTCATAGTCGCCCGTCCTCGAAAAAGCCCCGCAGGGCCGGCTCGCGCCGGCCCCACGGGTCGGGTCCGGTTAGTCAGGCTGCACGCACGTGTCGACAATCCACACCGCGAAATCCTCCTGCGCGGTGTCGGTCGACGGGGGCGTGTGCAGGCTGAACTGCGTCTTGCTCGCGCCGTAGATGCAGTCCAGGGCCACGATGGGTTTGGTCCTGACGTCCTCGAGGTCCTCGGTCCACGTGGGCATCTTCCCCCACGCGAGACACGCGGCCTGCATCCCGAGGAACAGCGCCCGGGCGATCGTGATGCCCGTATGCGCGGGGTCCGTTGTCGCGGTCTTGCCCGTGTTCAACAGGAACCCCTCCGCCAGCCCGTCCGAGCCGGCGCCCAGGCGCGTGGGTACGCGCTCGTACTCGCGGAGAATGACGCCGTCCCACACGCCCACCGCCCCGGAAAAGAGCGGGTTGGTCTCTCCGCGGACGTTCGCGGCGGCCTGGATCTGCGCCCACCCCGTCGCTCCCGTCTCCTGCCGCAGCGCCTTGACCTGGAAGGGGTGCAGGAGCATGACGAAGTACTTTTTCCCGCCGATCTTGACGGGTCTGAACTTGGGCGCAACGAGCTGCGCCTTGCGCTTGATCAGGGAGATGACCCTGGTCCCCATCAGGTAGCACTGGGGCTGCCACGCCGACCCGGCTATGGGATAGCCGAGGGACGCGTCGTAGGTCCTGGCGGGCGCCAGGCTCCCCGAGATCGACTGCCCCCCGAAATACTTCCGGGAGGCCGACGGCTTCAGCTCGTTGACCGTCGATATGGCCGAACTCTCGTTGTACAGCCCCGCCAGGGCCGCAACCAGGTCGTTTTCCATCTTCTCGGCCAGCCAGTCGCCCAGGGCGTCCCGCGCCTCGCCACGGATGTCCGTGTCGGTGCGCTTCTCGCTCATGGGACCGCTGGACGCGACCGAGTGTTTCCTTTCGTGGACGGGCACGCGGAAGTTCATGATGCTGAGCGCTTCGGAGTATCCGCTTGTGATCCCGTCGTCGCCGACGCCGGCGCCCGTCAGGGGCTTCCGGATCTTGAACACGACCTTGTCGCCCGCGCCCTTGGTGAGCTCGTTTGCGACCTGTATGACGTTGTCGCTCCCGTCGCCCATGAGGCCGCCCTGCGTCAGCTCCATGTTGAGCAGGGCGTACTCGAAGAGCTTTTTGGACCACTTGGTCTGCGTTCTCGGGTCAGCGGTGCCGAACGTAGTCGTCGCCACTGTTTAGTCCTCCTCGGGCTCTCCCACCAGCGCCCGCACTACCGACTGCGGCGAGTTGGCCGGGCCGAGTATCTGGCGCTGGGTGAGAGGGCGTTTAGGTGGTGGTTGTCCCGCGGGCGGCCTGGTGGCCGGCGCGGGCGTCTCTCCGCTCATTTCCTGGAGCGCCTTCTTCACCGCGGCCATGAGCGCGCGCTGTCTGAGTTCCGGGGTGCGCTCGATAGCCCGTTCGTAGGCGAGCTTGGCGGGGTCGTGCGAGTGGGCTATGTCGAAGCGGTCGCCCGGCGTGAAGCTGCGGCCGCCGGCGTTGATAACGCTGGCGTAGTCGAGGCCCTCGCCGGCTGAGTCCTTCGTGTACTCGGCCACCGCCCGGGCCTCGCTCTGCGCAAGGTTCTGCTCAAACCCCTCGCGCTCTGCCTTTTGCTGCTTGGCCGTTTCCAGCCGCCTGAACTCGCCGACCGTCAGCAGGTCGTCGTCGTCGAGTTGGTCGAACGGCGAGGCCTCCTCGGCGGGCGGCGCGGCAGTCGGGGCCTGCGCCTCGGGCGGCTTGGCCGCGTCGAGTCGCGCCAGGCGGTCCTCCGCGGCCTGCCTGCGCGCACGCTCCTCCTGCAGGTCCCGTATCAGTCCCGCTTGCGCGGGATCCGGGACCGGCTCGGGCGCGGGCTCGCCTTCGGGCTCACTCTCCGCGGGGGCCTCGTCGGGAGCCGCGGGCTCTGGCGCCGGCGCCTCGTCGGGGGTGTCGCCCTCGACCGGCTCAGCAGCCTCGGCCAGCTCCTCCTCGGGGGCGTCGTCGATGTCCTCTCCCGAGACGTTCTTCACCCAGCTTGTCTCGCTCATGGCTCTCTCCTTCACGTTCCGCTTGACGGCGCGGACGGCCGCACCTGCCTTGCCCCGGCAGTCGGGGAACCCGCGAAACTCCCGTCGCGGTGGCGGGAAACGCCCGCAAGGGCGATTACTGGCGCGGGGCGCGCCCAACAAAAAAAGGGCGGCCTGGCTGGTGCACCAGTACCGCCCTCTGGATGTCCGGCATTGCCCGCGACGGTTGATCCGACCGTCCCGGGCCGCCCCGGTTTTTAAGTTGTCAGCTCGCTATCAGCACCCTCGTCGTCGTGGCGCAAGTCCTCCTCGGCCAGCAGCTCAGAGACCTCGTCAATAATTGCCTGGCACTGGTCGATGCACTTGCTCATGTTCCCGTGCCACCGTCGTTTGAGCGCGTTCACTCCCGGCAGGATGTCCAGGCGGGCCACCACCACCACGACCGCGTCCCCGCGAGTCATGAGCTCCTCGACGAGGTCCTGTGTCGGCGCGTACTCCAGGGGGCGCGGGAGATCCTCCTTTATGTGAAACGTCACAGCGGCCCTCCCTGGACGGGTTCCGCCTGGGGGCGCCTCGGAGCCCTGCCGGCTACAGGCGGTCCGGTCGGCTCCCTGAGCCGCTCGATAATCTCTTCCTTGTTGTGCAGGCCCGTCGCCGCCACGAAAATGTCCGGCGGGATCGAACCCGGGTAGGCCTGGTTGCACTCGGAGAGTTCCGCCAGGTCGGCCATTCTCTGTGTGGGCGAGCTCGGAGACTGCTGGACCCGCACGTCGTACGAACCCTTCTTGATGTCCGCCAGTTCGGCCAGAAGCAGCGCCTCGGCGCGTCTGGTCACGGTGGCCGTGTACCGGTCCATGAGCGCGGCGTGGGCCGTGGCGGTCTCCTGGTAGGCCATTGATACCTTCGCCTGGTCCTCGGGCTCCAGCACTGCGAGCGCGTCGGGATTCGGTGGGGGCGGCGCCTGCGGCGCGGGCCCCACGGTCTCGGCCGCCTGCCTCAACAGGTCCGCGTCGACCAGGTCCGCCTTCTCGACGATGAGTTTTATCTCCTCTTCGCTGTAGAGTCCCGCGTAGCGGACCAGGTCGACCAGGAGCTGTCCGAAGAGTTCGCTGGCGTGGTCGAAATTCGTGTGCATGAGCTGTGTCGTGACGGCGCCCTGGCGCTGCTGGAGGGCCAGGGCCCGGCCGCTTGCCGGCGCGTTGGGCGCGTAGCCGAGGCTTTCCGTGTTGACGCCGGAGATCTCCCTCATGTCCGCGGCCGCCAGCTGCGCGAGCTCCATGTGTCCACGGCTCAGCTTGGCCGGCTCGATCCTCTCAGGCCGCTTGCCGGGCTTGTGCTCTATGATGATGCCGGGCGAGGCCCCAAACTGCCGCATCTCGTCCAGGACGTCGTCGGACACCGCCCTCTCCTCCACCATCCAGCCGGAGTTAGCCGACTGGTTCAGGTTGTGGAGGGCCTGGCTTCGGCGCTTGTTTTCCTCCTCCTGCGGGCTGATGAGATTGTCCACCATGCCGAAGCACCGGCCGGCCTCGTGGTAGGCCGGGTAGCGTACCGCGGGGTACCGCGACACGCCGCCGAACGGGTCCTCTTTCCTCTCGACCAGGACGTCCTCGACCAGGACCGCCTTGTGCAGGACGGCCACGACCGCCTCCGCCACGGCGAAGCGCTTCGGCTGCTGCCGGGTGGCCTTTTTCGCCTTGGCTATATCCGAGGCCTTCGTCAGGACCATCGAGCTCTGCATGATGCGGTCCGACCAGGTGGCCTCGCGGCGCCACTCCTTCCACCAGGCGGTGACGACCCGGAAGCGGTACTTGTCGGTGAGGCCGTCGACGTCCTCTTCCTCGGGCCTCTGTTTGCGCAAGCGGCTGTACCAGCGGTTCAGCATCCCGCGTACCTTCTGCGCGACGCTCGCCGCCGGCGTCGGGACGTAGGCGCTGCGGCCCATGTCCTCAGCGTACTCCGGCCACAGCTCCCTTGCCCTCTCCTGGATAATGTACTCCGTGACGAACACGTATCGCGCGCCGCTGTCCGGGTCGTTGAGGTCGAATGCCTTCGCCGTGGGGTCCTCGTCGACCGACTCCGGCAGGAGGCTCGAGATTACGAGGTCGCCGTGCTCGGGGTCTTTCGAGTAGTCCACGCGTGCGTAGTACCATCCCTTGCCGGTGACGATGCCGTTCTTGAAGACGTCGCCGGCGTGGTAGGTGCCGTTGGAGAGGTCCATGGCGTGTTTGACCAGCGCGGTGAGCACGCGTGCAAGCGTCGTGCTGCCCTCCCTGCGGGGAAACGCCCGGTAGTCCTTGGGGTTTTGCGCGTGGGCGCCGCACACCTGGTTCGTGATGGGGAGAATGTGGTTTATTGTGAGGTGCGGCCTGTTTTCCCTCTCGAGCATCTGCCGCACAGTGGGATCCCACTGGTCGCCGCGGCGGAACCGCTGCGCCTTGGCCGCGTCGTCCCTCCAGTCGCCGTTAGCCTCGATCGCCTCGGCGTGCCACGTCAGAAGCCTGCCTGCGAGCTCCTCGTCGGTCAGCTCGCTCGGCTTTTTCTCCTGAACGTCCTCGCTCACGCGCTGGTCCCCTTGTACGCCCAGTCCCTCGCCTCGAGCTGGCGCATCCTGGCCAGTTGGCCCGCGTCAAGGTACGGCCCGCGCCGCGAGCTCTGCGTTTCCCTCATCTGCTCGAGCTCTACCTTCTCCGACGCCGTCAACGGCGCCACTGCCGCCTTGGCCGTGCCGGCGGCTTTCGCTTTCTTCGCCATCACTCTCTCCTCTCGGTTACGTCGCCATCGCCGGCCTCATCCGGTGCCGGCGTCTGCCTGCCTTCGCGCCCTTGGCAACCGGACGCGCGTACTGGAGGGCCCACAGGCCCATCACGTAGGCGTCGGCCTCGTCGGGGGAGCGACCCAGCCGGGCCTTGATCTCATCCTTTTCCTCAACGTACATCCGGCCGCGCTTGAACTTGTACGTCGGACAGCACAGCTGCGCCTTGAGCTGCGCGTCGAGCGGGTCGGTGTCCACGTCGCCGGCCGCAAACATCTGCGCGACCGTGTCCCATATCTCCGCCCGCAGGTTCCCGTAGCGCGCGTCCGAGCTCGCGGCCTGGGAGTTAACGCCCAGGACCTCGTCGCCCATGTCGCGCAGGATGTCCACCACCCCCGACCCCAGGCCCGCCTCGTCGACGACGATAAGACAGCCGCCCGCCTCGTGCGCGAGGATGTGAAGGTTGTTGGCCGTGTAGACCAGGTCCTTCTTGCCGTAGATGAGCGTTTTTAAGATCTTCGCCTCCGAGAGGACGTAGCACGCGGTCTCGTCGTCCCCGAAACGCGCCGGGTCGCACGTCACCAGGACCCGCTCGGTGGCGTAGTACCGCGTCTGCTCCTCGGCGGCCCTCAGCCACGACTCGCGTACGAGTTGGTCGTCCGACGCGAACGCGTCCCAGGAGCCGTGCAGGTACGCCTCCAGGAGCTCGGGCCTGTGCGCGAACGCTTTCTCCAGCGTGCGCACGTAGTCCGGCGGCAAATTCGGGTTGTCGCTCGGCAGCGCCTGGATGAACCGGCGCTCCGGGTCCTTGCCCTCGACAAACTCATCCTTCAGCCACCCCTGCCGCGGGTTGGCCGTCCACAATGCCTTGTACTTCGGGTGTCGCCCTCCGATTTTCCGCCTGAGCGTCGCCCTCAGCAGCGCGACCGGGTCCTCTCGGCCCTTGCGCCGCACGAGCTCCTCGGCCTGGTCGATAAAGATGAAGGCGAACTCCGCTGAGTTGAACTTGTTCACGGCCTCGGTCCGGTCGAACCCGCCGAAGTGTATCGCAACAGCCCCTCCGATTATGACCTCATGGGCCTGCTCTTTTATCGTGTACAGCCCTCCGGGGATCTGCTCCTTCCACGTCTCCAGGGTGGTGTCCCCGAAATCCGTACCTACAGCCCTCCCCATAAACCCGATCGGTATGGGGTACTTCCTCGGTTCGAGTTGAAACTCCTCGATTATTTCCAGTGCCCTCGCCGCCACCCACACGCAGCCGAGGACGCTTTTCCCGCCGCCTTTCGCGCCGCCGTAGAGTACCTCTTTTACGGTCGGGTCCTCGAGCGTTTCGAAGGCCTGGGTCTGCCTCACGCTGAGCGTTATGGGCTCGCCCGCTGCATTTCGCTCGATCACTTCTTCTTATCCCCGTCGTAAGACTTGACGATGTTGAGCTGGACCTGGTAGGATTCCCCCTCGAAGAGATCCTTCTTGAAGACCCCCAGGTGCTCGCCCAGGAGGCGCAGCGCCGCCACTTTGTCGTGGAACTTCAGGCGGATGTTCCTGCGCCCCGCGGGGCCGTCGACCTGGGCGACCTCGGCCACCGCGGCGAGCTGCTCGGGGCTGAGCTTCGAGGAGTCCTTGAGCTTCACGCCCTTGGGCCCGAAGCTGGCGAACTCCGCCGGGCAGGAAAACCCCAGCCGCCGCAGCTCCTCGAGGACGTCCTCGGCCTTCACCATGCTGCGCTGAGCGCGGCGGTCGATGAGTTTCTTGAGGCGCCGGCGCACACCGACATTCTTCAACAGCCGGTAGGCCTGGGAGTACGCGGTTTTCCTGGAGTAGCCGGCACGGAGGGCGGCGCGAGTGGCGTTCAGGTCCTTGACGTACTCGAGGCAGAAGCGGTCGGCGCGTTCGCTGAGGGCCTTCGCCACGGCGCTCTCCTCTCCCCCGACGTACATAGTCGGTCGGAAAGCGCTCTTCTACAACGGGGCGGGTTACGCTAAATGTAACCTACTCGCCGGGCGTGAACTCGATAGTGAAGAATCGCGTATTGCAGCCGCGGCACGTGTGGCGCCTCTTGCGCCATGTCCCGCGGTTCTGGCTCGTCCGAAACTTCCGGCAGTAATTGACCGGGCAGGCGATCCTCCCCTGCCAGTACCGCTTCCCGCATTTGGGGCACTCAACCCGCGGGTAGAGACGTTCCGGTGCTTTTACCATCAGCTCCCCTTTCCGCGGCCCCGTCGCCCTCCTGCACCCCGCCGGCCGGCCCCCAGGCGCACTCCGGACACAGCGGCCTTATCGCCCCGTCGACCCACTGCATCGAGAACGAGCGGCGCGTCCTCGGGCTGTCCGGATTCCCCAGCGGCTTTTTGCACTTGAAGCACTGCACGGCCGTTACTTCCTCGCCCCCCCCAGGATCCCCCGCAGCCAGCCGACCTTCTCGGGCGGCTTCACGAAGACGGCCTTCCGTACGCCGGCGACGTGCTCGTCGACAACCGCGATCTGTTTCGACACCGCCTGGTGCGCCCCGTCGAGGACCTCGATCTGCCTCGACAGCCCCTGCTGCGCCCCGTCGATGTGCTTGTCGACGGCCCCTATCCGCTTCGACAGGCCCCTGTGCATGAGGCCCACCGTAGCGCGCAGCTCTTTGAGCTCCTGTGTCGCGGCGCTTTGGTACGCGGTGTGCCTCGCCTCGCTCTCCCGGCTTCCCTCCAGGAACTTCTTCAGGTACTCCCGCAGCGCGATTACCTCTTCCCTGACCCTTTCCGCCACATCGCGCATCCTTACCTCCTCGCGTACCCTCCCTCGAAGGGTATCCAGCTCTTTGGCCTGCGCGGTCAACTGCGCCTCAAGCTTCTCGGCCGCGCGCAGGCCCTTCTCCGCCTCCTCGAGCGCCTTTCGCAGGGCGCTCAGGTCCCGGGCCTGCCCCGTAATGACGGCCTCGGCGGCCTGCGTCTCTCCGCCGCAGCCTGGACACGGCTCCCCTGTGTATCCAAACCTCGCCTTCGCGCACACCGGGCACCAGACGATCGTCGCTTCCGTTTCCGGCGTCATAAAGCGCTCCTTTTCTCGTAACGAGTCCATACAGCCGCCACAGCTTCCTCCCTCAGTTCCGCCCCTTGCCGATACACATGAGCGCCCCGGCCTGCGCTCCCATCAGCTTCCCCATGCCATTCAAGAGGACCACCAGCCTGTCGCTCGGCTTGCAGACGCTGTCCGGGATCGTGACCCCGACGTCCCGCGCGACTACGTCCGTCCACCGGCGCACCTCGCGCAGCTCCTCCGCTATAGTCCTCACCGCGTAGACCGAGTACTCCTCGAGCTCCACTACCCGCGCCTTCAGGCGCGCCACGTCCTCGCCCTTCGTCTCAGGCATCTCCCTCTTTCCCCTCCAGCAGCCTATACCAGAATCGCCAGCGACTTCCTCACCCACTCGCGCGAGGCCACAAACTCCATATTCACGCCCACGCCTACCATCGTCACGCGGATCGCCTGCACCCTGGACCCGCCCAGCGCCCGGTCTGTGGCCTGCAGTTGCCCCAGCTGCGCCTCGTGCAGCCCCATGCGTTGCTGCAGGCCCGTCAGGCCGAGGGCTTCCTGTTGAAACCCGCTCAGCTCCTCGCCTGGCGCGACCGCGTCCGCCCCAGGCGCGACCGCGTCCGCCCCGGCCTCGCCGCTTGTCTGCGCCGGCGCCCTCTCCTCGCCGACCCGGAAGTAGTAACCGGCCCTCTGGTTGCTGACGAGCGTCCCGGGCATTTTGTCGGCGTACTTCCTGATGGCGTACCTCACCGACTGGACGTCCGCGCCCAGCATCTCGGCTATCTCGCGCGTCCTCAGCGCGTTCTCCAGGCCTACGCAGTGCTCGAGGACGCCCACCAGCGCCTCGAACGACAGCAGTTCGTGTTTGGCCTTCCTTGACATCGTCTGCTCCTCTCTAAGGCATTCCCGTCTGACTGGCGCCGGCCGCGCCGGCGTGATTACCTGCTCTCCGACGACCTGTTTCTTCATCTGGAGGCGCGCCCCGAGCTCCAGGACCTTCGCCTCCATTGCCGTTGCCACCTTCTCCGCGCGCCCGGGACCGAACCAGTTCTTGACGGTCTGGCCCTTCCTCCACCAGCACAGTTTCCCGAAACACCGCCGCGGCCTCTCCGGGTGGTCCCCCGCCTCGTGCGCCGGCGCCGGCGCCCAGCCGAGAAGGCCGATGCCGACTGCCACGTCGTCCCTCCAGTAGAAGCCGAGGATCTGGCTCGTGCGAAACTCCCTCGGGTCCCTGCCGACCTCTCTCCAGAACTCCTGGGCGCTTGTCGCGTTCCGTTTCATACCTCACCCACGAGCGCTTCCCGCACCGCGCACGCCAGTGCATAAGCCGCCGCGACGGGCACGCCCTGTGTGAGGAACCGCGCTTTACTCCGGCGCGCCAGCTGAAAATAGCCTACCTTGTCCATGTCGAAGTCCTCGGGCAGGTCGAAGGCATCCAGAAGCTGCGGCCAACTCAGATAGCGCCCCGCCCCCTTCGTCGAGTGCGCTTGCTCGGAGGCGTTCCCCGTGATCGTCCGGTAGGGCTTCTGAGCGGTATCGTCGCCGCTGCACGTAGTCCCGTCCCCGAGTATCGTAAAGTATTCGCCCTCCGCCCCGTCCCCCCGTCCTATCCTTTCGCGCCACTCGTAGCCCCATGCCCTGCCGATGGAGTTCAGCGTCCTGCCCATGGCCCCCATCTGCCGGCCCATGCCGTTCAGGAGCACGAGCAGCCTGTCGCTGGGCTTGCACACGGCCTCGGGGATCGTCACCCCTACCTCGCGGGCCGCCGCGTCCACCCGCCGGCGCACGAGGCGCAGCTCGCGCGCGACGGTCCTCACCGCGTACAGCGAGTAGTCCTCGAGCTCCGCAATCCGCGCCTTCAGCCCCGCCATGTCCTCGTCCTTCGTCTCAGGCATCTCCCGCCCTCCCCTCCTCGACTTCGTCGACCGCCTCGCGGATGTCCTGCATCTTCACCCCGCCCCGGCGACGAACGATTTTCGCCCGCTTGGCCTTCTTCGCTGCAACGCACGTCGGGCAGACCTTCGCCACCGCTTTCTTCAGCTTTTTCTCCCCCCCCGCCTTCGCCTTCTTCGGCGTCCCATCCGCGTTCAGGTGCGCCCAGCCCTTCGGCTCCGTGAGCCCCTTTGTCTTCGCGACCTCGTCGAACATCTCCTGGACGTCCAGGCCGAGAGCCGAGCCCACCACGCGGATGTTCGCCACGAGCCAGTCCGGCGTTTTCGTCTTGGGGTCTATCGTGTGCAGGATATGGTCGGCGAGGTGCTCCCTCACTTTCTCCCACAGGTCCCCCGCGGCCTGCTGCATGGCCTCGCCGCCCTTCTTGCCGGCCAGCGTCAGGAGCTCCCTGGCCCTCGAGGCCTCCTGGCCGAAGGCCCAATGAGCGTCCGTGCCGAACACGCCCGCCAGGACCACCAGGGTGACCATCCTGTCGCCCGCCAGGTCTCCGAGGCCGGCCGCTTCAACCTTCTCGACCATCTGCTCGTTGACCCGGGCCCACCGCTTGCGCCGCAGCTTCGTGCGCCTTTCCGTCAGCGACGTCGGGCCCTGCGCTTCGCGCCTCGCCGGCGTCGACCGGGAACTATATCCCCGACTCACCCACAGCAGGCTTCCGGCCTGCGCTCCCGCCATCATCATCGCCGGCCGCGCGCCCTTTGTCGTCTCCTTGCAGACCTCGTACGCGTAGTCCTCGTAGAGCTCCGCGTTCAGTTTCTGCCTCACAATGCGCTCCCACGGCCAGCCGACCCTCTGCGCGCCGTACCAGAGCCCGACGTTCCCGTGCGCTTTGCGCAGCTCCTGCATCCGTCCCGAGAGCCACGCGAGCATCTTCGCCTGCCAGCACGCGAGGTCGAGGCACCTGTCGTCTTTGGTGACCTTCTCGGTCGCGATGTCGTCGTGCCACAGCCCCGGCTCGACGCTCGACCGCTTCCTGCAGCTGCAGCACGCCGGCGCCGACCTCACCAGGCCCACCGCGTCGAGGTCCCACTTCGCGTGCCGCAGGAACCGCATCTGCTCTGCCAGCTCGGACGTCAGCTTCCGAAACCCCACCGCCGCCATGTGTTCCCTGTTCAGCTCGCCGAGCAGGCCGTCCTGCACGTTCGCCGGCAGCCGCGCGACCAGTTCCAGGTGCGAGGCCGGCCAGTGCGACACGGCCGACGTCGGCTTGCACACCGCCGCCTTCCACTTCTCGCTGAGGCGCCGCTCGATCGCCACGCGCAGGTTGACGGCGTTGGGCGGCCAGCCGAGTTTCTTCGCGACCGCCTCGACGTTGCGGCAGCGCTTGAGCAGGATCCCCACGGCCTTGGCCTCCTCCAGGACCGTGAGGTTCTGCCGCTCGAAGTTCTCGGTGAAGGTGAGCTCGAAGGCGTCCGCGTCGTCCATCCCCTCGTGCACTATCGCGGGGATGGTGTCGAACCCCGCAGCCTTCGCCGCGGCCAGGCGCCTCTCGCCGGCGCGCAGGTCCCAGAAGCCCTTCTTCTTCGGGTGCTCCCTCACGTGGACCGGCACGAGCACGCCGCACTCGGTGACGTTGGCGAGGAAGTCCTCCCAGCCCGGGCCGTCGACTACCGCGGTCCTCGGGTTTTCCGGCGTCGGGAGGACCCGCTCGACCGGCAGGTCCTCCAGGCGCGTTTTCGCTTTCTCGGCTACCGTCATGCCCCTACCTCCTCCCTGTCCTCGCGTCACACGGCCACAGACAGTTTCTTCAGATCAACTCGCACGCGGTCTCCTGAACGCGGCATCGAGGCCCTTCCAGCCGGACCACGACGTCGTTCCGCACCATCGTGACGCAAACCAGCTCCTTGTCCTCCTCCGTCGCCGCGGGCACGGGGTTGGTCCGAGCCTCCCGCAGGCTCTCCGCCATTGCGGCCGCCTGCGGTGGAAGCGCCGTGCCTGCCGGCGCCTCCTCGTCGTCGCCCCCCTCGAAGTAGTACCCCAGGGGTCCGGCCGTCCGCAGCTTGCCCGGCCAGCGCACGCGGTGCTCGCGTATCAGCCGCCCGATGCGCCCCGGCTTCAAGCCCGTCCTCTTGGATATCTCCGTGGACGTCAGCGCGTTGTCGCGCCCCACGGCCTTCTCCAGCTCCAGGAGAATGCGCTCCGCCTGGGCTGCCTCGTCCTTCTGTCTCTCCATCTGCTCGCTCCTTTCGGGCCTGCGGCCCTCTGACCAACGCCTGTCGCTCGTTTGGCGCCGCGACTCGCGGCGCTCGCGCCTCTCGCCAACCTCCTCCCGTTCGGTCACCCGCGCGTCCATCTCGACTGCCCTGCAACACATCCGCTCGGCCAGGACGTCCGGAGCCCCCGGCCCGAACCACTCCCAGTGGTTCTCACGCTTACGCCGCCAGCACATCTTCGCGAAACACCGGGGCTCGGGCGCCACGCCGCCCTTCGGCGCCGGCGCCGCCTCCCATCCCAGCTGCCCGAATCCGATTGCGTCCCGCTCGGCCCACTGAAAATGGAGCACGGCCTTCGTGCGGTACGCCATCGGCTCGCGGTTGACCTTGACCCAAAACTCCTGCGCGGTACTCACCGTCACGGCCAAAGCCCCTTCTGCCCGCCCAGCGCCTCCGACAGCGTCAGCCCCTCGCGCGCCGCCTTCAGCCGACGCCGGGACAGCTCCACGTACTGCGGCACGACGTCGCAGCCGAGGAAATGCCGACCGTGCTTCTGCGCCGCCACCATCGTCGTGCCGCTGCCCATGAACGGGTCTATGACGATGTCGCCGGCGTAATGCTTAACGAGCCAGTCGCAGTGATCCAAATGGCGCGGACATGGGTGCTGCGACCTCGCCGCCCTTGCCTCCTCGCTGGCCTGCGCGTAAATCCCTCCAGGCAGAAGACCGTGGCTCCCCACACGCTGGGGCAACTCGCCGAATATGTACGCCACATCTCCGCCAAGCAAACGTCCCTTGCGACTGGCCGGCACGTACTGAAGCCAGCACGTCCGCACAAACGGCAGCTCCCGCGGGATCGCCTCCAGGAACCGGGGATCACTCTGGCAGCCGAGTATCACGATCACCAGGTCCGCGATCCGGGGGAACTCGCGGGCGACTCGCGCGAAGAGGCCCCAGGGGTCGTCGCTGCCGGCGAGCTCCGGGATGCAGTTCGGCCAGACGGGGTCCGTGATGATGCTGGTGTGGCGCTCGAACCGCGGCAGGGACTGAAGCCACTCGCCGGCGTCCGCGCAGTACACCCGGTCCATGCCGCCTGCCTTGTAGAGCTCGCCTGTCACGCCAGCCACAGCCATCACTTCGCTTTCGCAAAGTCAACGCGCAGCCCCACGCAGGGGATGGGGAATAGATAGAGCCGCCTCTTTTCGCGGTTCCAGTAGGCGCCAATCCAGATGTCGAACCACGCGAGCACAATCCGCACTCTTCGATGTATCTGAAGCTCAGTCATTGCCCCGCCTCCACCATCGCCCGCAGGCGCCGTGCCAGGACATCCCGCTCGTAGGCCAGCATGAAGTCCTCGTGCGCCTGGCTCCACTCCCCCGGATCCGTGGCCTTGCTGAGGTGCTGGATGTAAGGCCCGTCCTTCGACTCGCCCTTCAGCGGCTCGAAACCCTCCCCCACGGCTGCGACCGGATCGTAGCCCGCATCCGCAGCAACGCGGCACGCCGCCGCCGCGTCAGTGTACTTCGCGTAGATCGGCCACGAGTCTTGGAGGCTCGCCAACCGTATCTTCACCTTCGGCCGCCGCTCGGCAGCCGCCGCCCGCTGGAACTCCGGGACGCGCGCCAACGCGCCCAGGATGCCCGGGAGCTCCCCCGGGTTCTTCGCCGATATCCGCCCCTCGTCCATCCCGCACAGCAGGTCGGCCGACCACACGATCAGGCCGTTGCTGTGCGCTGCCGCCCTGACCGCGCGCTCGTACTCCTCCGCCGGCGCCAGCACTCCGCCCGAGTCGCTCTCCAGGGGATTGGGCGAGAACACCATGGGAATGTCGTAATAGTTCGCAAGCGCCCGATGCAGCCAGTATGACTCGGGCACCCGCCCCGGCCGGGTGAGCTGCTGAAACGACAGGACGGCGTCGACGGGCCGGGTCGTCCGGTAGTAGTCGGGCTTCTCGATGAACACCGCCCACGAGAGCGGCCCCGTGAAGATCGTCCACTCGGGCATGTTCTCCCGGATGTACGCATACCATTGTTTGGCCTTGTCGTCGTAGGGCTTCTCGCTCCACAGGTCGACGCCGAAGATCGCCTTTTGCGAGTAAAGATACTGGAGCCGCCCGATTACCTTTTCGTCCGGGTCCTTCGACGGCCCGAGGGCGAATATCGCCGGGAACCCGCGGCCCTTGTCCGGGTCATCGTGGTAGCCGCTGGTCACAAAGCGCCCCCAGGTATACCCCCGCCGCTGCATCCACTCCCACTGCTCGCTCGGCAGCCGCCGGTACTCGTAGACCCCTGCCCCCGCCGGCACCACCAGGTCCGGCTCGGGCTCCGGTTCCGGTTCGGGCGCCGGCGCCGCCTCGTGGATCTCCAGCGTCACCGGCCCCGCCGAGGTCCGGATCGTCACCGTCTCCGCGGGGACCTCGACGATGGCCCAGCAGAAAAGAAACGCGACCAGGGCCGCCATCACCATTCGCTTTCTCATCTCATCCTCCTCTCAAAAGAGCCCCGGGGACCTCGGGCAGTCACAGGGGGTATGAAGCCCCCGGGGCGTGGGGTGGCTAATGGTCCTCCGACTCACTGGCCGGCTTGTGTTCTTGGCAGCGAGGATTTATCTCCTCGTCCGGGTCGTAGTCGTCCGTGTCGTCATCGTCCTCGTCCCCTGCGGCCACCTTGTACGCGCACGCGCTGCAGAGGTCGGGGTGCACCCACCAGCAAGGCCCACCGTCGTCCGGGAGGCAGGAGTGGTCGTCGTCACAGCCGCAGACGCGGCAAACCCGCCGTGCCGGTTGAAGCGCTTTCAATTTCGCCTGTTTCTGCTCTTCGGCCTGGGCGTCCGCCTGGGCGAACAGGCGCCGCGCCGCGGCCTTCTTGTCCTCCCACGGCCACACGGTAGCCACGAGCGTGACGCCCATCCGGAAATTGCTGTAGCTCTCGAATGGATGGTTGAACGTCCGAGCGCTGTGTGCCTCAATTCTGCGAACGATCATCTACTGTCCTCCTTTCGCTTCAGGAAACTCCTCTATCCCCGCGAACTCGGGGTAGAGCGTGACGATGTTGCCCTTCACGAACACGGCTATCCCCCCAGCCCGCGCCTGTGAGATCGCCGACTGAATCCACCAGCGCTCCGGGACGACCTTGCCCTTGCGGTTGCCCGTCTCGGCGCCGATGATCAGCCAGTCGGTCG